GAAGCAGTAGCAAATTTTAAACAATTTACAATTTATGACGAATGAGCACTACAATTTACAATATAGAGCTTGATTGGGTTAAATTAGAAAAAATTGCAACCAGAATAGTGATCTTAGCTGTTGCTATTCAATGCGATACATTAAATAGCGTGATAAGTAGCATTTAAACAGTGGTTAGGGTGGCATAGCTTGGTCTCACGACCCCTAACCACCCTAACCTTTTCAAATCCTTACAAGTGCCCTAGAGGCGAAACCTCTGGTAAGACAAGATCTATAAGAATCTGCTGGCATTTAGTACAAAGATGTAACCCATTAGGATATACTTTTACATTGTAATACATGCGTTCTTGCAAACAAAGCCTACAGGTACGTTTCATAGTTCTTCTAAAAAGTACGTGCCTTGTTCGTTTCTTATTAATTTCCATCTATTTTTCAAAGCTTTTGTTAGATCTCCTAAGCCTTGACTTGCAGCAAGCATTAACTGTTCTGCGCAAAGACTTTTACTTTGCCATACAGTTTCTATGCCTTCCTTAGGGATGGATTCATAAGAGGGGTGTGAGAAAAGGGTAATTTCGAAAGAACACTTTTCACCCCAGTCTGTTTCTACTTTTTCCATTTTGCCAGAGAAAGTTATCTCGGCATGCTGACCAGGAGTAACTTCACGCATAACGGAAGCACTTCCAAATTTGAATTTTTCAGGTCTCATGAGATCTACTAAGTAATTTGCTATATAATCTATTGGTTCGTCGACAACTTTAAGTAGTCAACCATAGGTTGCATAGTATGGCAAAGAATACATTTTTCTTAAGAACAAACATCACAAGTTCAGGAACTACCTATGTTTCTGATGATATTGATATATCAGCATATACAGACCCTTCCAGAGGTAAGATTTTGGTAGTAGATAGAGGATTTATTACATTCTCTACCGATGGACAAGGCCCAGTTAAACCTACAGATGTCGTATCTAGTGGTACTGGATCTCGTGCAATTAATGCACAGGCATTAACAGAAAGTAAAACAACACTCGCACAAGCAGACGATAATGCTCTCTTTATGTTAACTAACTTTTACTGTGCAGTCGGTACAGCAGGCGTATTAACTATGGTTAATGAGCAAAATGCAATGAATCCGGCCCAATATGAGAATGGATTTATCGTACCAACAGACAAAATACACGTAGGATGTCAGACAGGTACTGCATGGAATGATGAGTTGGACATTGGATTTGTTTTCGAAGTCCACACAGAAAAGATTAGTCTCAGCAGAATGCAAGAACTATTGGTCAGCTTAACCGCATAAGTGGATGGTTAAACTAACAAAAAGAGATCTTGCCCTGTTGGGTGGAGCAATAGGTGTAGCAGACTTTCTTGCCGAAGGCAAATTGTCTGCTCCAGTTGCTCGAGCTCTTAAAAAATACGTAATACCTGTTGCGGGTAGAGGCCTTGCTCGTTCTCCTGGTACAGCCGCAGGGCTAATAGGTAGAGGGGTAAGTGCTGCAAAATTTGTCGCTTTACGTCATCCTTATTTGACTGCTGGCGCAACAGTGTATTATGCATACAAAAATAGAAAGGAACTAGGTAGACTAGTAGAACAAGGATACGATGTTTTACAGGATACCAGAGAGATGTTACCAGAAATGGGTAGTGGATCACCGCAAATTAGAATGACTGCTACTCCAGCCAGAAAGAAAAGCACATTCAACAGAGCGGTGTCAGCGGGGTTAAAAGCGTTAAAAGGTAGTACGTCATACGGCAAAAAAGGCGTAATAAGCAACGCAAAAGCGGCGTTTAAGACGGCTACCAAAGCTGCCAGTGCTAGATCTAAAGGTAAAAAAATGCCGAAGTCTGGACCGGCTAAAGTAGCATACAAAGCTGCTAAAGGTGTCTATACAGATGAAATATTAAGGAGAAAAATGAAATAAACATGCCAGAAGAACTAATAATGAGAGGTCAAACTGCTGATGGAGAAACAGAAATACTAAACTTTAGTGGAGATAAAGGCGACAACGCATATAAATTAGTAGATTTTCAGTTATATTGTAGTAGTAATGTTGGTAACCAGTCTTCCGAACTAGCAGGAAGTATAAGTGCTGGGAAAACTGCACATTCGCCCACTAGTCCTGACTTTAATGATGAAGGGTTAATCGCAACTAGCTACTTTGGTTTGCATACAAGTGGAGCAAACCCTGCAAGTAGTTATCAAATTGTAAATGATCAGTTTATGATTACACAAAACTTAATTCTTAAAGTAGCAGTATGTACTGGAAGTAATACACAACCAATTAATTGGCAATGTAAATTCGAAAAAGTTAAATTGTCTAGTGCAGCTGAAGCAGTAGCAAATTTTAAACAATTTACAATTTATGACGAATGAGCACTACAATTTACAATATAGAGCTTGATTGGGTTAAATTAGAAAAAATTGCAACCAGAATAGTGATCTTAGCTGTTGCTATTCAATGCGATACATTAA